TGTCACCATACCTGCTCAAAAAGCTACATATACAATTTCTTATAATGCTAATGGTGGTTCCGGCGCTCCTGGCAGTCAAACAAAGATTCAGGGTACGGCCATAACCCTATCTAATACAAAACCAACACGATCGAGTACAACCGCGACCGGTTATAAAGTATCATTTAATGCTAATGGTGGTTCAAGCACTCCAAGCGCTTTAACGGCTACTAATACAATTAGCTATTCTTTTAAAAACTGGTACTCTTCTTCAGATGGAGGATATTATAATGCCGGGGCTTCATATTCTACAGACGCATCGTCTACCATGACAGCACAGTGGAACTCTTCCACTTCGTATGGTTCTATTACTTTGCCATCAATTAGTAAAAACAACACCACGACATCAAGAACTGTAAGTCTTGATGCCTCATCAAATGGTGGTTTATGTGGTACGGGTTCGTTAACTTCTAGTGCTACTGTTAGCTATAGCCTAAAAGGATGGTATACATCAAGTAGTGGTGGAACAGACTGTGGAGGGGCAGGTTCTTCATATAAGCCAGATAAAGCCAGAACACTTTATGCTCAATGGAATAGTTCAACAGGTTCGTATAGTCAAGTAACGCTACCGGGAGCAACTAAAAATAATGGAGAGGCTTTAAGAAGACTGACATTTGATGCCACAACAAATGGTGGTTCATGTTCTACTCCATATACAGACACTTCAGCTGTAATCACTTATACGCAAACCGGATGGTGGACATCTAAAAGTGGTGGAACTAACAGGGGTAATTCAGGAAGTAAATATACTCCAAGTGCTTCTGAAACGCTATATGCTCAATTTAGCAGTTCGACAGGAAGTTATGGAGCTATAACTCTTCCTACTGCTGCTAAAGCAAATAGCTCGACTTCTCGAACAATCACCTTCAACGGTAATGGAGGGACTACACCAAGTAGTCAAACTTCAACTGCTACTATAACCTATACACAAACAGGCTGGTTTAGTTCGGCAAGCGGCGGAGCCAATCGTGGAGCTGGTGGTGCTAAATATACTCCAAGCGCTAATGAAACAGTATACGCACAATTTAGTAGTTCAATAGGAGACTACTCAGCAATTGAATTACCAACTCCTACAAGAACTGATTACGTGTTTAAGGGGTGGAGCACAGATCCAAACGCCACATCAGGCATTGTTGGCTCATATACCCCACCAAGCGATATTACATTATATGCTACTTGGGTAGAAGACCAAGCAAAAGCAAGCGTGAAAGTAAATGGAAGTTGGGTAAAAGGTAAAGTTTATTATAAAAAAGATGGGCAATGGGTTAAGGTTAAAAAAGTATATAGAAAAATTGACGGTCAATGGAAAATTGGTCGTAACAGTTAAGGAGGGATAAATTATGGAAACATACCCTACAAAATGGTTACGAGACGAAACTGGTCAAAAGTTTATACCAATAACTCATATTAACGCCGTTGTCGGAGAAGAATATATCACAGCTGTTTCTACGGCTATAAAACAATCATCAGGACATTATCGTATTGACAATCCTGATTTAGAATATAATGAAATTGCTAATCATATGATGGCAATTAGATTTGACGAAATAGGAGATACAACTAATCCAGCATATATTCAATTAAATGATGGAACAGAGTATCCTATATATAGGGCAGACGGATTAAATACATTAGTATTAACAGGTTTGGAAGAGTCTGTCTGCCTATTTACTTTTGTAGACAATAAATGGCAACTAGTAGTAGTTGGCACTGATAGCAGTGGAGCCTCTGGTGGAGGACACACTATTACCGATAGTGAAGGTAATATAATGACCCAAAGAATTGTGTTAAGTTTTGATGGGTTAGATGTTAGAGACAGTGCCACAAATGGAGCTACAGTCGTATCAAACCCATCCTGGGGAACAGTGGATTACATAGGCTTAGAAGGCGAAATCGCAGCAGGAAACTGGACCGAACTATACAGCGGTTCAATGAATGCCCCAGTTGATGGTACCTATAGGATATCTACTTATTTAAAATTAAATAATATATCAAACGTAGGTAGAGAGGTGTGCGTTAAAGTTGGTGAAGAAGAAGAATGGATTTATCAATACAAAAGATTGGCGCACACTTTTACCAATATACAAACAGTTGAGGCGGGCCAAAGTTTGGTGCCTTATATTTATATAGACAAACTATCAAGCACCGACGATATTGTTATAGCAGAATGTAGGATATGTATAGAGCATATCAACGTTCAGGAATTATAGAAGGAGGAATAAAACATGGCTAATAAAATACAAATTAAACGTGGTTTATCTGCTGACATAAGCGCTTTAACATTGGATCCAGGAGAGCTTGGTATAACTCTTGATACACAACAATTATATGTTGGGGACGCTTCAGGAGTGGTTAAACCAGTGGAAGGAAAGGAAGGTCCAAAAGGAGACACTGGAGATAGTGGGGTTTATTTAGGTTCAGTTGAGCCTACCGATCCAGATGTAAACGTTTGGATAGACCCTAATGGGGAAGCAACTTTTGTTCCACAAAATTATTATGGGACAACAGCTCCAACCGATGATATTGGAGTGGATGGAGATTTATATATTTTAATTGAAGAATAATTACACAGAACTATTGACAAATAGTTCTTTTTTTGATATACTAATATAGGAGGATGGAAGAATGGCGGATGGAAGATACAGTAATATAAGAGTATGGAATGGCTCTTCTTGGGTTCGTCCTAGTGAAATGAGAGTATGGAATGGTTCAGAATGGAAAACTTTTGGTTCTCATACCAGTAGTTATTCCAATCAAATCAAAACCTGGAATGGCTCATCTTGGGTAAATATGTTATATACCAAGGGTTCACAATTTTCTCACTATAGTTATGGATTTGGAGATTGGGTTGTATTTTGGCCTAATGCCAATGGTTTGTGGAGCCGTTCAAATAATGCGGACTTCTCAAGCACAAACTTCAACTGTACCGTACCACCAGGGGAGGCATCTTGGGATACGTTGTCTTGGGACTTGTTGGATTGGAATAATTATAATGGATATGGCTATGCTACATCTCATTTAAACTTTCCAAACGTGTGGAGAGACTTCTATTTTAGATGGCCTAATCATAATAAGTGGATACATAATATAGTGTTTACAAGTTGTAGTTCAAGTCTATGGCAAGGATGTCCGGCGCAGACTGAATTCTGGGCTGGTGACAGGGGTACCTATATAGGAACATATAGTTTTACAAATCCAGGTGCTATGAACACAGTTTTCTATACCCAGGGGATAGATTATAAACCAAATGGTGGAATTAAAAGTATTACCCTAGCAATATATGATGGTTCTGGCTGGAAAAGAGGAGACTCTTCATTACGTATGAGAGCTACCAAAATAGAAGGTGGAGACGCCACATCTACTCCCGTCTATACAACCGTATGGAACAGGTAATTATTAAGGAGGAAAACAATGGCACTAATAGTTAAAAAATTAGCAATGCCTTATGGTGTTGAATTTACTGATTTATATTTTAAAATTAACAGGTTATCTTACAACGACGAAAACAAAGAATTATATTTTGCAGGAGCTTTTTATTTAAATAAACAAGCTAGAGAAGACGGATTACGTCCAGTTGAAAATGGTGTATTATGCGAAATATTAACTTTAGAGGACAAAACGGTTAATTTATATGAATATGTATATAATTATATAAAAGAAAAAGCCAAAGAAGTAAGTGAAATGACAGATGAAGAAATAGCTGAAAGAAATAAAGTTATACAAGCTGCTGGCATGACACATAATGGACCAATTACTGATTTAGTTAATCCAAATTACAAATTATTTTTAGACGCAGAAGACTGCTAATTGAGAGAGCTTTTAACAGGCTCTCTTTTTATTTTTGGCCTGTGCGAACTACTATTAGTATAGGAATATTAACTAAAAAACAGGAGGGATAAGATGGAAGCCATATATATAAAATCGGTGAGAGATGAACAAGGAGAAAAGTTTTTTCCTATTACGCATACAGATGCCGTTATAGATAAAGATGGAAATAAATTAAGTAATACACTGGATACTAAATTAAGTCCAGATAATATAAAGGCTGGTAATGCTGTAGCAATCACAACAGACAAAAATGACATTACAATAGATGTTACGCTACCAGAAGCAATCAATATAATCGACAGTCTTGACACTACAACCCCTGGGCAAGGAGCGTTGGACGCTTATCAAGGAAAGGTTTTAAAAGAACTTATTCCACAAGTTGTTGATAATTTAACAACAGCGGATAGGACAAGTGCACTCAGTGCCAATCAAGGGCGTCTATTAAGTCACAGAATTGTTCCAGCAGGCGGAGCAACAGGACAAGTATTAAAAAAATCTGGAGATGGCGACCATGAACTTGAGTGGGGAGATGCTGCAGATCCTAATGCGATTGTTGGTGATGGTTCTATTATGAAAATTATAGAATTAACTTATGCTGAATATAAAGCTCTAGAAGAAGCGGGAGAATTAAGAGAAGACACTGAGTATCACATTTCAGACTTAGGTGGAGACCCAGATAATATAGTAAGTGGTTCTGGCCTATCTCAAGCAGAAGTGCAAGCAATGATAGACACGTCTATTGATAGTATAGACGAAGCTCTCATACCTGCCGGGGGAACTGAAGGCCAAGTATTAAAAAAATCAAGTAATGATGATTATGGATTAGAGTGGGGAGACGCAGCTGATCCAAACGCTATAGTCGGAGATGGCACAATTAAAAGAATTGTAGAATTATCATACAATGATTATATAACAATGTCAGAAAAAGGGCAATTAGAAGAAGGCACAGAATATCACATCAATGATTGGACTGAAAGTGGTGCCAGCGAGCTAAAAGCCAATCAAATAAAATTGAATAACGGGATAGATCTAGAAACTGCTTTTAATAACAAAGATATTGTAGACGAAGGGCAAAATATGAGATTAGACGTAGCAGAAGGTAATATAGACGCTATTGTTGGTACTGTAAATACCTTGTCAAGCAATATAAACACACTAGACAATCATTTAAAAACTTATTATGCTGCTGGGTCAGGAAGCGACAATTCAAAACCTTATAGAAAATTGCTAACCATTAACATGCCAAACGCTTATCAAACTTTTTACCTACAATTTGCGGCTTATGAGTTTGAAAATATGAGCTTTTTATTCAATGGTCAATTTATAGTTCATCTTGATAATACACAAACTGTTAAGCAGTGCTATTTTTATGGTGACTATCCCATGAAGGCAGTAACAGAAGTGCAAATGTTATTATATGTAGAGGATAATACAGCAGGCCAAGTAAGATTAGGATTATACGCTTATATGCCACATACTTGGAGAACGGTTGGGCTTAATATATTAGCTACAAATGATTTAAGTAAAATAGTGTCTGATAATAGTGCTTATGCATCAGAACCGTCACACGTAATAAAGAGAGCAGTATAAGGAGGGATAGGACATGATAATTAAAGATGGAAAAAGAATAGATGGTCTTGGCGATAGCATGCCAATTGGTTCTATTATTGAATACGATGGAACAAATGTCCCTGATGGATGGGAGGTTCTTACAGAAAATGCAAATGTATATGTAGGATCAGAACAACCCACTGAAGAACAAGGAATTTGGATTAAAAAGGGTAAAAATCATTTTGATAAAAGAAGACCAGGAAATTATGGAAACAATAATAGAAATCAAGTTATATTACAAGATGACGGAACTATAAAAACAACGGCAAATTATTTAAGTTGGCATGCTGCGGGAAGTAAGTTAGAAAATTTGGCGCCAAACACCACTTACTGTGTTAGTGGAACATTGGTTTCTTCAACCGGAACTGGAGATAGTAAAATTGCGGTTGTTAGACTAGAAGGATATAATGGTAGTTCTTGGGTTGTTATCAAAGACGCTGGGATAGGTTCTACAGGAGAATTTTATTTTACCTTTAACTCAGGGACTTACCAGGAAATTTATATTTCTTTAAATGCCAAAGGAACTGTTGGAGAAAGTTTTACTGCAGTATTCGATAAAATACAGGTAGAGGCTGGAAGTGCTCCAACAGAGTATGAAGAATATATTGATCCAATCGTATATATACAAAATAATATGGGAACTTACGAAAAACTACTAGATAAGAAGATAACATATTATGTATATCTTAAGGGTGGAGATAGCTTTACTTTTCCAAAACTCAAAAGATATGTTGACATTTATTTTGGAATGACTGCTAATGGCGGCGGTATGATGAAATATACTATTGATAGAGAAGGCTATCAAAATACTCCTTGGGTTTATGGTTCAGGACTAATGACTTGTCATGACACAACAGACATGCTAGAATATTATGCAAGCGAAAGTAAACTTTCAGGCAACACTCTTACACACGTAAGGTGTGGATTTATTAACATAAGCAAGGGCACGTATACATCAAGAGATACTAATAGCGGATACTTTGTATATAAGGTTGAAACCTATGATTAAATTAGGAGGTAAAATATGAGAATAAAGAAAACTTATCAAGGAGCAGTGCCTCTTAATAGAATTAGCAACAATAAAAACGATAGCCATTTAAACACATATAGTACTGAATATTTAAATGCTCAACTAGACGGTATAAACAGTAATATAGAAACTGTTCAATCAAACATAGAAACAATTAACGCAAAGCTTCCAAAGGTAGTGGCTTGTAATTACAACGATTGGCAAACTGCCCAAACGATTACTGACAAAGATGTATATACTACTATTACTGGTTTTGATACTAATATAACAACCAATGGGGGTAACATCTTGGTTTCTATGACCATTCCTATGGAGAAAACAGGTGGTACTTGTTGGCTTTGTATATTTATTGATGGTACAAAAATGATCCAGTATGGTATTTCTGGTTCTGGCGGTATTTTAGCTTACACCAATGTGTTTCCTGTTGCACCAGGGACACACCGAGTAAATGCTGGGATACATTTAAATAATGTTGAAACAGTAACCATATATAATTATACTAGTCGCGCCTTCACGGTAGCAGAAATTTAAAAGGAGGGATAGAACATGGCAGATATAAATATTAAAATGTTAAAAGACGAAAATGGCGACAAGTTCTTCCCTTGTACTTCTATTAAAGGAGTTATTGGAGAAGAATACGTTCATTCAGTTTTTCCAGCTTCTGAGGTAGAAGCCGGACACTTTGTAATTACTCATGATTATCTTACAGAAGAAGAAATATTAAATAAAGTAATAGCAATTAGCTTCCCAGAAAATATTGAGCCATCAGCTCAGTCTTATTTAAAATTAAATGAAGGAGAAGAATATCCTCTTATGAATGAAGGGGGACTTACTCCCTTAATATTAACAGACCTAAAAAATGTAGTTTGTTTTATAATGAAAAAAACAGACAGTTGGCAATTGGTTAAAACAGGCGCTGCTGGTAGTGCCGGAGGAAGCGGTGGGCACGTTATAGTCGATGAAGATTATAATATTATGCCTCAACGTTCCTTATTGCGTTTCGCCGGTCTTAGTATATCTGACGACGAAGTCAGAGATGCCACCGTTATAGGCACACCAAAATTGATTAGCAATTTAACAACAGAAACCGAAGGATTGGGACCTTTAGACGCCTATCAAGGAAAAGTACTGAATGACAAAATACCAGAAGTAGTAGATGATATTACATCTACAAGCGGAATAAAAGCGTTGAGCGCTAATCAGGGATATATATTAAATAGCAAATTTAATAATTATTTGTCATTAAGTGGCGGAACCGTTACGGGCACTCTTGGAGTAAACAATAGATTAACGGCCGGAGAATTATATCTTAGCGGAAATATGTTCTGGGAAGGAACAAAAAACATTACCTGTATATCTAGAGCTAATAATATAGAGTGGAGTTTTGATTTAGGTTCTACAGAAGATGGTTCTAACGCTGGTCATACAGGCACTTATGCTCAATTCTGGAGTATGAAAAACCAAAATACAATTATATCTTTTCATAATGATGACGATATGGTTAATATACCAAATGGTAAATTACATATTCATCCACAAAATTCTTGGCATGAAGGAGATAATTATAATCTTCGTTTGGGGAATGCGGGAGGTAATCATTTAGATTTAGGATATGATGGTATGCAAGCTAAAAATAGTAGTAATGGCGCTGCTAAGTTGTTTTTCCAATATGGAGGGGGCGATGCTCAGTTCGGTAGAGATGGAGCTGGTTCTAGCATTTATGTATATGGAGGAATTACAACTACTAGTGTAAATAATTTTATATCATCAAGTAATGAGATTAACATGATTGGCAATAATTATTTCAGAGGAGGAGAATTATATTTCAATTATCGTGGAGCCTCTAACGCTGTAACGGGATATAATTTTTGTAATGGAACTGGTTCTACAAGTGGAGTATCTTTAAAAGCAAACCATATATATGCGGACGGCGGCTACTTGTATTCAGTATGCAATGGACATACTTTCTCAGTTGGCTCACAAAACAGTGGTTGGTGTCATTATAATACCTCCGCTCCATCTCATTGGTTTAATAAACCAATAGCTGTTAGTGGAACTATTTTAAAAGGTTCAAGTTATAATGTTAACGTACCCGGTGTGTTTGTTCAAAGTGCTTCATCTACACCTACCGCCACTCAAACTGGAGATATTTGGTTTATTCCATAAGAGCTTAAAAGGCTCTTTTTTATTTTTGCCTTCTAATACATACTATATAATAGAGAAAATAAACAGTAAGGAGGGAAAAATGTGGATGCTATATTAGAAACAGCAAAGACTATTGGAATAGCAATAGCAGAGATTATTTTAGCCGTATATTTTTGTAAGCAATATTTAGACAAAGCAACCAAAGGCATTGACATTAGTTCTGGTATTAAAAAACAAAATGAAGTAGATTTAAAGATTATTGAAAGAATGGACTACTTTAAAGAACTATTGAGCGCTGACCGCATTTTACTCTTTGAATTTCATAATGGGCAACATTACTCGAATTATAGAAGCGCCCTAAAAATGTCTGCCTCTTATGAAGTATTTAGGGCAGGGCTGGAAAGTTCAAGAGATAAATGTACTGGACTACCTATCGCGATTATGCCAAAGTTTATTGCCGATATTACACAAAAGGGAATGGCTTGTTGCCATGATATAGAAGAAATTAGATATGACATGGGCAATAGTTATGAATTTAAAAAAGCAATAGGTATTAAGTCTTTTTATGACATAGCGATTAGAGATAAGGACTGTAATGTTATTGGTTTTGTTGCTATCCAGTGGAACCATATTGTAAAAGACTTCCCAGAGGAAGATATGAAGCATTTAGCCTGGTTCCTAGAAGAAGCTGTTAAAGAACTAGTTGCTAGAGACCATGAAATTAAGAAAGCAAAACCATTTAAATGGGGAAAGAAAAAATAAGAGAAGAGCAATCTTCTTTATTTTTTTATCAAGGAGGGAACATGAAAATAAAAATCAATGATACTATATCTCAAAACATTCAAGATATAGTTTTTGAAAGTGGAGAGACATCTAATAGTATTTTACTTCAATCAATATTATTGATGGCCCACCCAGTAGGTAGCTATTATTGGTCTAGTGATAGCACAAGTCCAGCCACTCTTTTTGGTGGTACTTGGGAACAAGTAAAAGATACCTTTATTATAGCGGCAGGAAGTACTTATCAAGCAGGTCAGTCTTATGGTTCGAATACAAAGAACTTTAGTCATACGCATACAAGCGCAGCGCACACTCATGATGTAGCAGGACATACACATACTTCTGCTGCCCATACGCACAGTGTTAATGGACATACACATACATCAGCAGCACATACGCATACAAGTGCTGCTCATACTCATAGTACAGGAAATCATACATTAACGGTAGCTGAGATACCTAGCCACACTCATGGCGTACAAACATTCCCATATTGGGGTTCAAGTGGTAATTATTATATGGTATCTACTTCTCCTGGTGGAAATGTTGATGAAAGCACTCACTGGAGAGGGGGTTTTGCTGAAGGTACCGGAGGAAGTGGAGCCCACAATCACGGTAATACAGGCTCAACAACTCCAGGTAAAACGGGTAGCACAACACCTGGCGCAACTGGTAGTACAGCATTAACAACCAATAGCACAACTCCAGGAGCAACAGGTAGTACAACACTAACAACAAAGTCAACCACACCGGGTGCTACTGGCTCATCATTGAGTAGTACATTTGATATTACACCAGCAAGCGTAGCTGCTTACTGCTGGAGAAGAACCGCATAAGGAGGATAATATGTATTTAGTAAAAGTAATAAGAAGTTTTAATGATTTAACGATTGAAGACCCAAGAAAAAGGGCAAGAAAAGTTGGAGATACTTTTACGATAGAAGATGATAATAGATTGAGAGTTTTAATGGGAGACAATGAGAAAAAAATTAAGTTTGTAGAGCTAATATCAGCACAGAAAAAATGTCCTACTATATATAATGATAAAAAAATTGTAATATTCCAAGATTATTTATATTTTATCGGAGGGATAGAGACATTTGTGTTTAATTTGGTAAAACATTATAAAGACTATAATATTACGGTGATGGGTAGAAGCATTGAGTTTGAACAAATTGTAGCTCTTTCTAAATATGCCAATGTTAAATTAGATGACAATAAAAAGTTTGATTGTGATGTTTTAATATTAGGAAACTATAATTGTGATTACATATTACAAAGAGTAAAAGCCAAAAAAATATATCAAATGATACACGCAGACTGGAGAGGAATAAAAAAATTACCAGAATGGTCTTCATTTAAATGGAATAAGAGCCCTAAAATCAGTGATATTATTTGTGTATCTGATGAAGCATTTAAAGGATTAAAAGAAACTATGGGATACGATAGTAAGGTTATATATAATATTTTAGACCACAATTATGAGACGGAAGAGGGTAAGACCTTCATAACTTTATCGAGAGCCACTCCAGAGAAAGGAATACATCGAATTGTTAAAATGGCTAAAAAATTTAAAGAAGCAAATAAGAGTTTTGTTTGGTTTTTATGTTGCTCCTTAGATCAGCTTAACGATAAAGCTTTATTAAAAGAAATAAAATCAATCCCTGAATTTGTAATCATACCACCAACCAGACACAATAAGATGCTTATTAAAGGATGTGATTATTTGGTTCAATTAAGCGATACTGAAAGTTTTTGTTATAGTGCTTATGAGGCATTACAAAGAAATGTTCCAGTTATATTAACCGATTTTCCAGAGGCTCGTAACATCGTAGATGATGGAGAAAATGGTTTTATATTGGATATGGATTTAAGTAATCTAGATATAGATAAAATATTTAACTTTAATCCAGAAGGAGTTTATTATATAGATAGATGTGATTATTCTAAATGGGAAGAAATATTTACAGAAATGTAGTATTTCTTCTTTTTTTTGTTGACAAAAAATGGAAAGTATGATATACTTATACTAATGGAGGAAAAGATATGGCAAAGAAAAAAGATACTATATATTTTTATATACCAGACTTTTCAGTGCGTTTTAATATAGTTAGCACCTTATTATCTCGCATGAAAACACACAAGAAGTATTATAGGCCTAATATTGAAATAGGAGCTATATATGGTTCTTTTGGTGGGGCTATATGGAATGGAGGACGTACTCAGTTAGGTTCCACTAGTTTAAGTGATGTTCGTAGACAAATAGACTATTATCATGCTATACAGATGCCAATTCGTTTTACTTGGACCAATCCGGTATTGAGGTCTTTTCATTATGAGGACGAATATTGTAATTTAATTATGGATTGGGCGCAAAATGGCATCAACGAAGTGTTAGTAAATGATGTCGGATTAGAGCATTATATTCGACTAAAATATCCAAAATATTCTGTTTTATCATCTACTACAAAAAGAATTACTGATGAAAATAGACTTTTTAGAGAGATGAACAAAGATTATAAACTTGTTGTATTAGACTATGATTTAAATAATAAGTGGAATATTTTAGAGAAAATAAAAGAGCCAGAGCGTTGTGAGATATTGGTGAATGCCGCTTGTAATCCTAATTGCCCTTTTAGAAAACAACACTATGATTTATTGGGGAAAAATCAGTTACGACAACCAGTTGAATTTCCAACAGAGATCGCTTTGTGTGCCGCCTACTCAAGACGTATTAAAGATTTGGAAAAATTTCCTACTTTTGTATCTTGGGAAGCAATAGAAAAGGAATATGTTCCTCGTGGATTTAGGCATTTTAAAATTGAGGGGCGCACATTACCGCACGACGTCTTTATTGAAAATCTGGTTTATTATCTAGTAAGAGATGAATATAAAGAACAAGAAACCAAAATATTATTAGAAGCGGCCACTAAAGACGTAGTTGATTTTAAGCGATAGAAAACTACTATATTTTAGAGGAAATAATAAGAGAGAGCTTATATAAGGAGGTATAAATAAATGACAAAATTAACCGACAAAGAAATTATTGAAAGAATTGAAAAAGCTCCTAAAGAAGTCCAAGTCATGGTGGCTAAGGCTTTTATTAGAGAGGACATCAATAATGATGACGTTCAATACACTTTTAATGCTGATGGTGTAGACGCATTATTTGAAGATGGGGAGGTAGAAAATGTTTTCACAGAGAACAACTAAACCTGGAGTAGGTAATAAAAATTATATTACAAGAAGTTCTGGTGGATGGAATACTTGTATAAAAGGATATCCACAAGACAGAGATTGTAATGTATTATCAAATTGTGTAGGATATGCAAGTGGTCGTTTTAATGAAATATATAATGAATTAACGGGACATACAGGACACAAATTTACTAACTTAAACTGTAATGCTGAATGGTTCATTGAAAGAGCCAAGGAAGCAGGACTAGAAGTTCATAGCACTCCAAAAGCAGGTGCAATTATTTGCTGGGGAGGCGCAGGAGATTTAGCAGGACACGTTGAGGTAGTTGAAAGAGTAATTGATAACAATACTATTTATACATCAGCTTCAAACTATGGAGGAACAGCTTTCTATAACTCTACAAGAAGAAATTCAAACGGAAGATGGGGAATAGGTTCATCTTACTCATTTAGAGGATTTATTTACAATCCAGCAGTTAAAGATGAAGAACCAGCACCAGCACCAACTCCTGGACCAAGTGGTAAGTTCAATATAGGGGATAAAGTTGTAATTAACGGACCTTTATATGTAAATGCCAATGCCGCTGCACCAAGTGGTTCAGTTAATAATAAAATAACTACTATCACTAGAAAGGCAGAAGGAACAGCACATCCTTACAACACAGAAGGTGATTTAGGATGGATGGATGAAAGTTCTATTACAAAATATACAGAACCAGCTCCAACACCAGCACCAAAGCCAGTTGTAAGCAACTCATTAGAAGTTGGAAATACTGTTAAAATTATTGGCACAGGAAATGGAAGTTCTTACGGAAACGGCGCTACCGCTTATGGTATCGGTTGGACCCGTCAAGTGCTTAAAATTTGGGATGGAAGACCTTACCCATACCAAATCGGTAATGGTTCAGGAACAACAGGTTTCTACAAAGCAGAAGCATTACAAAAGAAATAAAATGAAGGAGGGAAAAATATGTTAGAAGCAATTATGGCAACTCTAAAAATCGTAGGATGGTTAGGAATAACATTAGGAATATTAGTAGTTGTTAATACTGTATGTAGCACGGCATATAACATTGGTTCAGGTAAAGAAACTTTTAGCTGGAAAAAAATGTTTAAAGGCTTAATTAAAGCCAGCATATTTTATGTTAGCGCTGCATTACTTAGCATAGCTTTTACGATGTTGCCTTACATTAACGAAATGATTACCGGAGCTTTCGGTGTTATACTATTATCTAATGATTTATTAAACACTTTATCAAGTGTTGGAGTTTTAGGTGTAGTTGTAGCAGCAATTGTAGTTCAAGGTAAAAAGGCTACAAAGGGAATAGTGAATCTTGCTAACATGAGTTCCGATACTGAAGTTATAACTTGGAAAGTTGAAGAGGAGTAATCAACTCCTTTTTTTTCTGGGTTAAAAATGTTGAGGGAGGCGTAGAATGGGTATTTACAAAAGAATAACAAAGACTTGTGGAGACTCAACAGACTTGTACGCCAGCGTCAGAGAGGATGGTAGTAAAGCTATCATTCACAGCCCTTTTGGAACCAAGATCTACAATAAGGTAGATAAGAATGAAACGGATAACGACTTGTTAATGAAAATCAAGTCTCACCCAGATCCATCGATGAAAGACTTAATTCCTTTTATTGATGCTTTGGGAGACTATATATTCTTAACAAATAAACCACAAATCAACGGAGTAACTCTTGAAGGAGATTTAAGCACAGAAGATTTGAAAATCTTTGGTAGGGTTAGTGCTAGTGGAGTTTATTTCGAAGATGGTGAATCCATTCAAGAAAAATATGATAAGGGTGAGTTTGGAGCATCTGGAACTAAAGATTATCAGGCTCTAACAAACAAACCAACTATCAATGGTGTAACATTAACAGGAGACCTAACAACAGCACAATTGGGTGTAATAGAAGATGAAAGTATTACAGACGTTAGCACTTGGTCTTCTAAATACATTCAACAAAAATTAAATAATGTATCTGTTGTAAAAGAATTGATGGGTACTGATGAAGAACCTATTATAGCTTCAGAGTTAATGTTGGGTGCGTATATTATTTCTGGCAAGATACAGTCAAGTCGTTACAATGTTACCACAATAAGGGTACCAAGAAAACAATATATGGTAAATAAAGATGTAGAAGGTACTACTGTATTATGGGATACAAATCCATATACAGCATCACATTACTATATAGTATTTAAACATACGGGTGTTGAAGCACCACAGATCAACACTGTTGAAATTATAACCAAGGCCGAATTAGCCAAGGCGAGTTTAGATTGTGGTGAATTTTAATAGGGAGGAATAAAAATGGCAAACATAATTAAAATTAAAAGAGGTTTGAAGGCTGATATAGCCAAATTACAATTAGTTGCCGGAGAATTAGGTGTTGCTTTAGACACAGGTGAGTTATACGTTGGTAACCAAAACGATACCCCAGTGTTAGTTAAAGCCGCTTCTACAGGTGTAGTTGCTTCTGCTAGTAAATTAGACCAAGCTAGAAACATTACTATAAGTGGAGCTGCTACAGGTACTGGTGCTTTCGATGGTTCTCAAGATATTGAAATCGCTTTAACTTTAGCAAATAGCGGAGTTACTCCTGGTACTTATACAAAAGTTAGTGTAAACGAAAAAGGTATTATTACTTATGGTGATACATTAAGTAAAACTGATTTACCTACAATTGAAATAATTGACATTTCAGGGTTAAAAGATGCTTTAGACGCTAAGGCTACTACTACAGCTTTAAATGAAGCTAAAACTGAATTACAAGGAAATATCAATACTTTAAGCGGAACTGTAAATAATAAAGCTAACTCTACAGACGTTTATAAGAAATCAGAAACTTATACTAGAGGAGAAATCGATGCTAAGATAGATGCCAAAGACTCATTACCAATTCAAACAGGTAATGCTGGTAAATTCTTAACAACTAATGGAACTAGCGCATCTTGGGCTACTGTTGATTTAAGTTCAAAAGCAGATGCTTCTGTTGTAGAAGAATTAACTGCTACAGTTGCTACTAAAGCTGCTAAAGATGACGTTTATACAAAAACTGAAATTAACACTACTGTTAGTGGATTAGAAGCAGAAATTGGTAAAAAAGCAAATGCTGACGACGTTTATACAGCAGCAGATGTTAATGATCTATTAGACTTAAAAGCTGACAAAAATTCAGTTTATACTACTGGTGAAATCGATGAAGCATTAGCTAAAAAAGCAAACAGTGCTACAACTTTAGCAGGATACGGAATTACAGACGCTTATACATCAGACCAAGTAGATGATTTATTAGCTGGCAAAGCTGATGCTACTACTATCAATGCTACATTAGCTACTAAAGCTAGTACAGAAAGCGTTAATACATTAGAAACTAACTTAACTAGATCTATCAATACAAAAGCTACTCAAGCTACTACATTAGCTGGATATACAATCGGCGATGCTTATACTAAAGATGAAATCGATGGTATGATAGCTGGAACATTCCATTTCAAAGGTGAGGCAGATTCATATGAAGCACTACCTACAAACGCTAAAAATGGTGATGTTTATCAAGTAGGAGATAAAGAATACGCTTACAATGGTAAAGCATGGGTTGAATTAGGTTTCAACATAGATTTAAGTGCTTATGCTACAAGTGCTGCTGTTGCTGAAAGCTATGCTACAAAGACAGCATTATCAGAAGGTTTAGCTGACAAGGCTGACGCTACATCTGTTTATACAAAAGGAGAGGTTGATACTACTGTTGGTAATATTAACGCTGCTATAGCAGCTAAAGCTGATGCTACTTCTGTTTATACAAAAGGTCAAGTTGATACAGCAGTTAATGCTAAAGCTGATAAGGCTACAACATTAGAAGGATACGGTATCGAAGATGCCTATACAAAAACTCAAGTAGACACAGCAGTTAATACTAAAGCTACAAAGGCAACTACATTAGCTGGTTATGGTATAGCAGACGCTTATACTAAAACATATATCAATACTGAAGTTGAAAGAATAGACAATGCTATACAAGTTAAATTAGACGCTAACAGCGTAATAGACGGAGGAACATTCGGGGGAGAAGACGCTGAATAATCCTCCTTCTTTTTTATTTAAAATATAAGGAGGGAAAGGATGGCTTCAATTTTTAGAATTAGAAATGCAGAGGGACAATTCCAGTCTATAGCCGCTCTTCAAGGTCCTAAAGGAGACACAGGTCCTCAAGGTCCTCAAGGAGAAAAGGGCGAGACGGGAGGGGTTTCCGTACAACAACTATTAGAACAAGTATATCCAATTGGGGCAATATATATGTCAGTTAATGATGCTAATCCCTCTAGCTTTATTGGGGGAACTTGGGAACAATTAACCAATCGTTTCTTAGTTGGAGCAGGAGACGGATACGAAGCCGGAAATACTGGTGGTACATCTTCTACTACATTGTCGACAGACAACCTACCGGGGCATACACATTCATTTAGTGCTACATCTGGTAATCAGTCAGCTAACCACACTCATAGCGTTGGAGCCCATGCCCATGGACTTAATTCCCATGTTCATAGCGTAGGAGCGCACAGTCATGGATTGAACTCACATAAACACACCTTTACCACAGGAAATCAAAGTGCCAACCATACGCACAGTGGTACTACTAGTTCCAATGGATCGCATGGACACTCTATGTGGGGTTCTCAATCGTTCGCATCTGGTACTACCAACGGATGGCGTGCAGTTAGGTCTGGTGACTCAACAAACTGCGACTACAATTCTTGGACTTCTGTTGACAGTAATGGGGCGCACACCCATACAATGACAACAGGAAGTAACAGTGCAAATCACACCCACTCAGGTACGACAGCTGCAGCTTCAGGTTCTACTGCCAACAGTTCGGCATTCAACTCTGGGGCAGCTAGTGGAAGTACTGCCAACAGTTCTGCATTTAATACAGGAAACAACAGCGCAAACCATACGCACGACATCAGTGGAACAACAGGAAGTACTGGTAGCGCAACATCATTTACAAACTTACCACCATATTTAGCGGTATATATGTGGAAAAGAATAGCATAGGAGGTTAATATGGCAAATGTTTTAAAGATAAAAAACGAACAGGGTGTTTTTATAGACATCCCAGCAATTCAAGGACCTCCTGGACCAAGTCCTAAAGGGGGGACAACTGGTCAAGTATTGACTAAAGCATCGGATCAAGATGGGGATTTAATATGGAGTGATGCGGCCGATCCAAATGCTATTATAGGTGATGGGTCAATTAAATCTATTGTAGAATGCTCTTGGGAAGATTACAAACAATTAGAACACGATAATTTATTAAAAGAAGATACCGAATATCACATAGATGGGTCAGTGTATGGAGAACTAACTGGACTGACCGAAGGTGCTATTCGTAATATTATAGATACTACACTTGATGAAAAATTAGAAGGAGGGTTTGGTGGTGGAACTGTAGCCATTGAAAACTCTTTAACAAGTGATAGTACAGTTAAGGCCTTAAGTGCCGCTCAGGGTAAACTATTAAATGAAAAGTTTAATGATTACGCTTTGACAAGTAGTTTAAATAATTATTTACCAACAAGCGGAGGTACCATATCAGGAAATTTATTGGTTAGTGGCACAATTAGTATTGGTACCAATAATGCCAATACTACAGATACCTGGATACCTGTTATAGGACAGTACGGGATTTATGAACATACTCAAAGAGAATTCGCCAGTTCAGTGCGTTCAACTCATTTTGGAACCAACGGAGATTATTTACCTACTTTGGACTTTTTAAGTTTCTGGAATGGGGCGTATGATGATAGCGGACACTCTAATATAACTTATTGTAAACATGGGGCTATCGGTACAATGGCTACACAAAGTAGTGGCAGTTATTTGCCTCTTAGTGGTGGAACAATGACCGGGGAGCTTAAGGGTAATTCGGGCGTTGGTTTAACCGTTCGCTCTGCTAATACAGGTTCTTGGAGAGAGGGAATTAGAATTTATCCAGCTCCTAATAATTATACGCTTTTGTATTTAGGTGCAGAAGATGAAAAAAATGGACTTAGTCTTGTACACAATCCAGTCAGTCAATATTATTATGTAGACGTTATCAAGGGCGGCGTAACTAACCAAATTTGGATTCCTGCTCGTTCAGGTACTTTTGCTTTAGTGGATGAAGTGACTAAATCTTTTGTACAAAGTTCTCAACCAACCCCTCAACATGTTGGAGATATTTGGTTTATACCATAGGAGGAATAAAATATGATAATAAAAAATGGAAAAAGAATAGACGGATGTTCAGACACATTACCAATAGGAACAGTTCAACCATTCTTGGGTTTAACTCCTCCTAAAGGGTATTTATTATGTCAAGGACAAGCTGTAAATAAAATAACTTATAAAGAATTATATGAAATATGTGGGGATACATTTGGCACCTCTACAGAAACCGAGTTTTACCTTCCAGACTTAAGAGGTAAAACAATAGCTGGCTATAATGAAAATGATAGTACAATGAATACATTAGGGGCATTGATAGGTAACGCAACACATAAACACACCACAGGTAATCATACTCTCACAATCGATGAAATGCCATCACACAGTCACGAGGCCGACGTTTCAACTTCTACAGGTGGAGAGGGTTCAGGTAGTTATGGTATTCAACAAAGATATTCATCAACATATACAACCGCTCAAGTTCCAGCCCTTACCGCTACTGCCAATTGGAATGGTATTAAAGTAACAGGCGGTTCCCAAGCTCATAACCATGGCGACACTGGTGAAGCTTCTAATTACCAACCAACCATAGTAATGAATTGGATTGTAAAGGCGGTAATGACTATACCAGTACAAAGTTCGTTAGCGACTTCTTATACAGATAGCGCAACAGATGTATATACTTGCGATTATGTTAATGAAGCAATCAGAACGGGGTTAGGAGACAACGTTCCTGCCGGCACTGTTGTAGATTACAATGGTGAAGAAATTCCAGAAGGATGGGAATTGGCAGATGAATACGCTTCTGTTTATATAGGCCCAAATGAACCTACAGATGGGCAAGATATATGGATTCAAAAAGGTAAGAATTTGTTTGATATAAGAAAATTAACAATAGAAACAGGAGGTGGCATTACATTTACACCGAAGTATGCGGATAATTTAATAAATGCATCTGGTACGGCCAACAGTCCTTATTTATATGTTTTATTGCCAAAGTTTAAACCAGAACACAACTTTAACATATTTTTAAATGGGTTACAAGGGACTACGCAAAATATATTGGCCGGATACACATTGTATAATGCAGATGGAAGTGCAATTGCTGACTTTGAAAACAAATATTCGTTTGATATAAGTTCACAAGAGTTTGCTTATATAAAGGTTTGGTTAAAAAGAGGTTCTAATATAACAATGAATAGTGATATACAAGTTTTAATTACTTATGATAACAGTAATGTTTATGAACCTTACATCGATAAAAAAGTATATTTAAAAAATGAAACAGGTAAATATGATTTATTTGTTAGGAATAGAGTATATGTAGGGCCTTATCAACCGGAAGACGGAGAAGAGATTTGGATACAAAAGGGGAAGAATTTAATTCGTTCTTTTAGACATGATTGTATGTATCATAATGGGAATAGTGCTTATGAGAATAGTATTTATGGTTTTACTGCTACAGAACCTATAGACATAGAATTAAATGTGCCATATTATTTTTCACATCAACTTGGAGTAAAAAATGGAAATGTAAATGTAATTGATGCTAATGGTGTTTGTTTAGAGCAAATTAACCCAGACGACATGCTATCTCCTATTATTATTACAAATCCTAATGCTAAAAAGATTATTATCAATACTTGGGATATAAATAATCAGACTTCCGTGAACGAAACTTGGATGCAATTGGAGCAGGGAACGGGTGTAACGTTTTATGAGCCCTATATTGAAAAAAAGGTTTATATCAAAAACAGCAATGGTATATATGAAACCCTTCAAAAAGATAATGACTGGGAATATGCACGCCCTAATGATGAACACACATTATTTACAGTATATACTAGTTGGGAAAATCTTAAGGAAATTAGCATCAGAACTTTAGGGGTGGAGTCTGCAACATTTGGATATCTAACTGTACCTAAAGAACAATGGCATAATCAGGGGGCCTATGGACTTCAAGTAAGATGTATCGATGGTAATGGATATTTCCAAGGATATGCTAATTTTACAGTTACAGAAAAGGGTGCAAATTATTTTAAGATCGCCAAATCGGGAACAAGCACATCTACTCAAATTCTATATAAGAGAAAATAAATTAGGAGGTAAAATAATATGAAAATAAGAAAGACAATTCAAGGAAGCATACCTTCTAATAAGGTATATAACAGCTATAACGAGGATAAACATAATGTTTATAGCACAGAGTATTTAAATGATAAATTGGTTTGCGTATCCACCAATGAGCCTACTAATAAACAAGAGGTTTGGATACGCGTTGGAAAGAACCTGTTTCATGATGGCTTAATTGATGAATTGGCAAACATGACATATGCAAACGGAACAGCTTCTCAATATACAGCAGACACTAATTCTCATCCAAATTGGAAATGTCAAAGTTTTAAAGACAAGGTTTATTTGACAGATTTAATAAGTGGTGTATATCCTGAAAGTACGGGGACATATGTTATGACCTTTACTAAAAACAGTTCATTTAATGCTATAAGATATGGAGTGAATGGAACTCAAATTGATACCACCATGATGTTAAATGTAGGACATTTAGTTAATGGAGAAACCTATACTTTAAGTTTTAATATTCTTAATCTTACTCAAGGGTCATTTGCTTGGAATAATATACAATTAGAGCAAGGAGCAGTTGCTACCGAGTATGAGCCATACATAGACAAAACAATTTATATAAAAAATAACAAAGGATTTTATGAAGAGCTTTATGGTGAAAGAAATTTACAAAACTATTTACCCGGGGAGCAAAAAATAGGCACTTGGATAAATAGTAAGCCATTATATCGAAAAGTTATATATAATACAAACACAACTGACCTAACGGTATCCGCATATGTCGCAGATAATATAGATATGCTTTATGTTGAGGGTGGATATCTATATCACCCAAGTGATAAAATATATAGATGCATAGACTATGCCGGCTGTTATAAAGATGGTAATAATGTAATTATCCAGAAAGGAAACGCAAATTGGGCAAGTTTTGAAACTTATTTAATAGTACGTTATACAAAAACAACAGATTAAA